CGCCCAACAAAATAGACATTATGATTCTTTTCCTCCTGAACTGCAAGTTGTCTATATTTCTCATAGAGTGCCTGATTCTCAGGATTTGGTATAGGATAATACGGTTCTCCCACATCGGATGAATACTCCTTCACTATTGTTGTAGTAGATGCCTGTTGATTTAAAAAATGTTTATATTCTATAATCCTCGTATAGGGGACCTCCTTATCTGTATAGTTTATAACTGAGTTTTCTTGAAAATATTGTATAGGTAACTGCTCAATCTCAAACCGAAGTGATCTGTACTCTAATTTAGGTAGACCAAACTCATGGAAATAGACATCAATTGGACCTGTATAGAAAATTTTCTCATATGGTGCCTGGCCTTTTTGAAAGTCTGTATTAAGTTGTACCGTAATATTTGGATGATCTAGCATGGCTGCACAAAAGGCAGTGTACCCACCTTCAGGAAGTGCCTGGTGCGGATCATCAAAATACCCCTCTTCAAATGAATAGCGAATCGGTATACGAGACAAAACACTGGCATCAAGTTCCCGTGGACTTTTATTCCACTGTTTCATTGTATATCCCTCGAGCACTTTTTCATAGATATCTCTACCAAATCGTGCAAGACCAAGTTCCTCTGAATTTGTAGGGGTGGTGTTTACCACTTGTTTTGATTCAAGGAAGGCCCGCATTTCTTCTCCTGTTACGAGATCACTGCCATAAAGTGTATTAACCGTTGTAATATTAATTGGAACAGGAAAGATTTGACCCCTGTAGTTTCCATACACCTTATGATGCCATGGAATCCACTTTGCAAATCGATTGACATATGCCCAAACCTTTTCAGATTTTGTATGAAAAATATGTGCACCATACTTATTCATTAGAATTCCGTTTGTATCTTTATAATCATAACAGTTTCCTCCAATATGATCGCGTTTTTCAATCATAATGACCTTTTTTCCTATATTTGCATATCGTTCTGCAAGTACACATCCTGAAAGACCAGCACCTACAATAAGAATCGTCATACTTATAACTTTATTTAAAGTATTATTTAGGCTCTATAGTATGAATCTAGTGTATATTACATGCGCGGTTCGACCCACAGTTGAAACCTCTTGTTTTTCTGGAGATATACGCATGCGACAGATTGCAAAGAGTATTGAATCTGTACGCAATAAGGTTCCTGATTGCTTTATTGTTCTTTTAGAAACAGGATCTGCAACAACTGAAGAGAAGGAATTTTTATCTAGCCTTGTAAATCTCTATATGACAGTTCACGTAACTACGCTTGTAAAGAGTATGGGCGAAGCCACTATGATTTACAGATTTTTATCTTCATCTTGGTTTCAGGAAAACAAGGGCCGCTTTTCTACATTTAGTAAACTTTCTGGACGTTATTTCTTGACTGATTCATTTGACTTTAGTAAATACCCACTTGATAAAATCTTTATTCGTTTTCGTTGGGGTGGAGAAAGTGAAGGTCTCTTTGAAACACGATATTATCGTATTCCTGTGTCAAAGATAGACTTATATACACAAAATCTAGAGAATCTTCTAAGAAATCATGCGTATGTGTTTAAATTTTTAGATGTAGAACATCTCTATTTTCTTCTTAACTTCTTTCCTCTTGAAGATACAATTCATGATCAATCAATTGGCCTTGCTGGATGGATGACTGGAGATGGACGTTATATTGAAGAATAAAGAGGTTATTCATAAATAAATAAAAAATTTTGACCTGGAAAGGGAATTATCTTTGTATATCCAATACTCTGTAAAAATGTAAAAAAATCAAATCTTGCAAGTTCTGGACACTTTTGTAGAAAATGAACATCTCTATTTTTATCTGTATTCTTTTCTACAAATAAAATTGGTTTGTCTCGTTTTATTAACGACTGTATTGAAAAAATAATACCATTTTCAGCACCTTCTGTATCCATCTTTATAAAATGAACCTTCTTTGTCTTACCTTCAAGAAATTGTCCAAGTGCAACCATACGAACTGATTCCCCACCCTCTTTATAAGTAACACCTAGACCACCAAAATTCATTCCTTGAGTACCTGTATAATCTACCTTCAACCATTCTGGATAATGATCTAATGTAAAATCATTGTCAATGAAAATAGTATCATCATAGGGACCAACTGCGATATTAAATGTCTCAATATTTTGGATATTATTTACATTAATATTTACATTGCAAATATCAAACATTACTTTTTGAGGTTCAAAACAGAATATTTTCTGTTGAGGATTCCTTTTCTGACTATAAAATAGAGTATGGCCACCAATATGAGCACCAACATCCAAAATATCACCCTCGCCTTTTATATATGATGTAAGTTGTTCTAATATATCACTTTCATATAAATTCCCCTTTTTTAAGGCACCTACAAAAGCATCATCATGTGGTAGACAATAGACCTTTCCATAAGGTGTTTGGTAGTTAACTACGCGAATATTTTCCATGGGTTATAAAGGATAAATTTCTTTAAACATGTTTAAACAGATATTGCATTAGTAATCTATGCCAAAAATTGCTCTTTGTATATCGGGACAGCCACGATTTGTAAAAGAATGTTATGCAAATCTTCATGATACATTACTTAGGCCTAACGGGATGCCGGATGTTTTTATTCATACTTGGTGGTCAGAAGACTTAATAAAAGAACCCTATAAATATGGTGGTGCAGGAGGTTGGGAATCACAGCGAATTCCAGCAACAAATGTCTTGGATTTGAAGAACTTATATAATCCAGTCCGTATGGAGGTTGAGCCCTCTAGAATATGGAGTATTCCAAATCTCGACTCTACACCTCATGTCAGGCGTTTTAATGCACTTGATGAACCTAATAATCCTCTCATACGCATCCCTTCAAATAGTATAAGCATGTTCCAAAGTATTTTCAAAGCAAATTTACTCAGAACATATTATGAATGGGAGAATAACTTTCGATATGATTATGTAATTCGTATTCGTTCTGATCTTATGTTTCAGCATGAAGTTCACTGTGATGTATTAGATACTTCAAGAATACATGTTGCTAATTTGGGACAACCTGCTGATTGTGTAAGTGATTGGATTACAATTGGAAATAGTCAAAATATGACTATTTTGTCAAATCTATTTCTTGAGTATGAAGCAATCATTCACAAGCATTTTATTCCAAAACAACTTGATTGGGCAAATGAATTATTGATTTGCCAATATCTAAAAGAAAGAGAGATACCGTGCCAATTTCATCCATGGGGTCCTATTATTCCGCGGTTCTAAAGAGGGGGCGCCATAAGTGTTTTAGAAAATGCGCGGTGGTTATCGTATTGTTGTCTGTTCACCTGTTGGTAGGAAGCAGAACTTATCTGTTCTCTTTCCTATCATTGAATCAATGAAGGGGTGGATTGATGAATATCGTCTATGGATGAATTGTCGCGATCCTATGGATATGCTTTATTGTATCGAATTTGCAAATAAACATCCTGGATGGGTGAAATTAGTCAATGGTGTAAAGCCGTATACATTTGATATGGTAAACTTTATTAGTTTCTATGCAGATTGTCACGATGAAAATACAATCTATATTAAGATTGACGATGATATTTGTTATATTCGCAACCTTGAAGGACTAGTAGATGATACAATTGCACATCCTGAACGCTTATTTGTATATCCTTATATTGTAAATAACTTCTGGTGTCAGATTCTGCGTGGTCAAGATGAGTTAATTCCTGATACAGATAAAGACTTTAAAGTTCGCTGGGAGAATGATGTAAATAAGGAGAAATATAAGATTAAGACACTAGCACGTGATATGTTTATCCCTAAAGCACTCAAACTTGACTTTTTTCCACGAACAATGTGGGGAAATGGAAATTATACAGCAGCCCTTCATGACCATTTTTTAAATACAATCAATGATACATACCGCTGGTCATTCCCTCAATTTACACCTATTGATGATCTATATTGTGTATCTATTAACATGATTGCATGGAGAGGAAGTAATTGGAAGAAACATAACATTCAGATTACAACTGAAGAAGATGAAAGTTATTTTGCGATGCGCCTTCCATATGAACTAGGAGTTTTTAATGGATTTGCTGGAAATACAACGGCCGCACATTATTCTTTCTACCCTCAAAAGGCAATTCTAGATCAGACAGATATTCTGGATCGGTATGCAAAACTTAGATAAATTTAAATCCCTTAATTTTCTTCCCACCTTTTGGCCAGACAGTTTCCTGTAAAATCTTACGTGCTTCCGTGAGTTCCTTCTCCTTGAAACCTGCTTCCTTGAGCTTCTCCTGCAATTCCTTTGTTTCAAGTTCAGCCTTTGAGTTCTCAACGCAATACTGCTGAAACCAGAGCACAAGTTTTTTCTCCTTCTCCGTACAATCCAAGAGATTTTGCTTTGTATAGAGTTCAGGATTTAGTACACCCTGCACAATACCCTGTTGTTCCTCCTCTGAAAGAAGTTCTTTGAGAGTGGAAACAAGTTCCGTCTCCGCCTGTTTCACTAAGCTCATCTGCTCAGCATAAATCTGATCTGTCTTCTTTTTCTGATTCACTAAACTATTGCGCAGATTCTGTAGTGTTGTCATATGATTCTTCAAAAGATGCTGAATAATCTGCGCCTTTACCTTCATCTGTGAGAGTTCCTCTGAATCTGCACGCTCCTTATGAACACCCATATACTCACCAACTTCAAGTAGGGGGCGGAGTCCCTGTAGATAGAGAACAGGGTCATCATGCTTGTAGAGATTTGACAGATAGACAATAAAGCGACCATCTTCAAGGCGCTCCAGATCAATATCCGCCGGCTTCGTATGACCCGCAATTCCATTTGTTAGGGAGACCATAAATGCAACCTTCACATCTGGATTTGACCGCATATCACGACGCAGTTTCTCCACTTCGTCTTTGTTAACAGCACGACCATAATTCTTGGTTTCCCAGATAACCTTCATATTATTGTACATCATGTGATGGTCACCACTCTGGGCCTCCTTACCCTTGGCAACTAACTCAAATCCAGGCCCCATACCGAAGGCGCGGGTAATCAAATCCTCAACACGAAGTTCACCAAGTCTCCCCTTCTCCTGTGAGCCGACCTGACGATTGAGTGAATCGGCAAGTTTCTGTAGACGTTCTTGAAGTGCCTGATTTTCACGCGATGCACGGTCAATCTGCTTATCTTTCTCAGCCAGTAGTTCACGAAAGGTGCTGCGACATTCATCCTGAATCTGCTTACGGAGGTCAGACTTCAAACTCTCATCGATGGACAACTTTGACTGTAGATGAGTGAGGGACTCCTCAAGGCCGCGCTTCTCTCGTTCAAGACGGTCGCGAGTTGTAATGTGCTTCTTCTCAAGTTGAGTGACAAGATCACTATTACACTCTTCGCGAATTGTTTCCTCGGCAGCCTGGGCTGCAATCGCACCGAGGCGCAGGGCTAGCGAAGTTTTATCAGGAGATTCCATGTGATAGAACTTCGGTAGAGTAAAGGTAGCAGGCACACGTAGACTGATTTGAATGGGTTCCATTTAAATGAGTTTCGCGAAAAAAGTTTAAACCGTTTGACAGGGTAGAATGACCCTCCGTATACTGACTTACAATATACGTGGTCTTCCTTGGGTATCATGCCCAATTGATGATATACTATCATGGATTTTAAAACGGAAGTGCGACATTGTCTGCTTACAAGAAGTCTTTACACGAAGGATTCAACTGGCTATTGAATCACAGGATGAATGGAATGTCTTTTTTTCAAAAGGAAGTACATGTGCTGGACAGGCGGCGGGATTTTATTCGGGTGCAGGACTCTGCACATTAGTTCGTCGTGATCTGAAAATACTTGGAGAGTCCACATTCATGCCCTTTACCGACGCAGGAGGTGTAGATCGATGTGTCTCCAAGGGACTGCTTCATGTACCTCTCGAAGTAAATGGACGGCGAATAGACATTCTCAATACCCATTTTCAGTCTGACTTTACAGAATTTCCCTGCTTTCGTATAAATTATCCAGCCGTTCGTTTCAATCAAGAAAAACAGGCAGACTTATTTTGCCAGGCCTATCAATTTCCACTTGTCTGTGGTGATTTAAATCAAGATTCATTCCACTATTTTGAGAAATTTGATGACACAGATGAAATTACCTTTCCAGAAACTGGAGAACATTTAGATCATTTATTGTATTCGAGTGATCAACGTCATATGTTTATGAATAAAAAGACAACATATATGCACGATATAACACTGAGCGATCATATTCCTGTACTCTATGAGTTTGAACTCAAACCACCTCACATTCATCACGGCAAACAGGACAAGTAGTATTTTTCTTGAGCCACTGGATAATTGCATCTCTTTTGAAGACATGTTGGCAACTCGTCACTGCAGCCGTTGCCTCTTGAATAGGCTCAAAGGTGATTGGACAATCAGTACCTACACCCGCCTTTATAATTGCACGAATTGTATGGGGTTTGAGAAATTGTTGAACAGGACACGGAACTGGAATCTCTTCTTCAGGCTCCTCTTCAAGAAGTCCAGGAATCTTTTGATGAAAACTCTTGAGAAACAGACTACGAATACCAATTGCAGTCAACGGAGTCTCTGCCTTGAGTTTTGCTTGACACACAGGATAGAAACAGGGTGTAGCAGAATCTAGAAAGTTATAGGAGTCAAGTTGAATTACAGGGAAACAATCAGTATCCGTCGTAACGTAAAGATTTGTGATTCTCTGAAATGCTTTACCCTCAATAGTACCAAAGAGGTCACGATCATCCTCTAGAGCAGTATGAACAAGAACTGGATTCTTTTCACGAAGAGATAGAGCACCCAGTGCACTATTCAGAAGGACAAACTTTGGCCTTGGATGAATCTGAGTACAGGCTACAAACATAGATGGAAACTCGTCAGGATCTAGGTGATTAAAACTACCGTTAGAACGCTCAAAGAGATACATTGTTATAGGATACTATTTACTAAGGCACAATAAAAAATTCAATTTTTTTGATTGTATTGACTTAATTTCTAGGCAGTTACGGTAGTATTACAGAAGGGTGGAATAGGATATGCTGTCTGATTCGTCATGTAGCCACAGGTGCGATTGAGCAGCGCAGGAAGCATGTCCGTGTTATTGAAGGTGGAGTTCATAAACTGACTGGCGTTATGGAGAAATGCATCCATGAAAGTTGCATTCATAA